TTCCGGTGATGCTGCTAAATCTCATTATGAGGTGCTTACTGATGATGGTGAGATTATCGAACGCGTACCTGAATTTAATCATATGTCTCTTAAACCGGCTATTGGTAAGCGTTGGTTAGAGCGTTATACCTCTGATGTTTATCCTCGTGATTATGTTATTGTTAACGGGTCTAAGGTTAAGCCTCCGAAGTATTATGATTCTCTTTTTAAGGAGGAAAATCCCGGTGTTTTTTCTGATTTAGTTGCTTCTCGTGAATTGCAGGCTGCTATAGCTGCGCCTGATAATTCTTATGCTCGTCTCGCTGTTAAAGAGACTGTCCAGTTGGCTCGTTCTTCTATGTTATTAAGGAGTTTGTAATGGTTCAGATGCATCGCAATCGCTCTGTCGATCCTCATCGGTTTGCCATGATTCCCAAGTCCGATATTCCCCGTGCCTCTTTTGATCGTCAATTTGCCCATAAGACTACTTTTGACGCTGGTTATTTGGTGCCGGTATATGTTGATGAGGTTTTGCCTGGTGATACCTTTAAGTTGCGTATGACAGCTTTCGCTCGTATGGCGACACCTCTTTTTCCTGTTATGGACAATATGAAGTTGTCCTCGTTTTTCTTTTTCGTGCCTAATCGTCTTATTTGGACTAATTGGCGAAAGTTTATGGGTGAACAGGATAACCCTGCTGATTCTATTTCTTATGTTGTGCCTCAACAGGTTTCTCCTGTTGGCGGTTATGCTGCTAAGTCTTTGCAGGACTATATGGGTCTGCCGACTGTTGGTCAGGTTAACGGTGCGTCGACTGTTTCTCACTGTGCTTTTTGGACTCGTGCCTATAATCTTATTTGGAACGAATGGTTTCGTGATGAAAATCTTCAGAATTCCGTTGCCGAGGATGTTGGTGATGGTCCGGACGTTACGCCTGCTACTCGCTATGTTTTGCTTCGGCGCGGTAAGCGGCATGATTATTTTACTTCGGCTTTACCTTGGCCTCAAAAAGGCGGTACTGCGGTTACTCTTCCCTTAGGTACGTCTGCTCCTATTAAGGGTTTTGTGACTTCTGGTGCTAACTCTGCGACTGGTTCTATTACTTATGATTCAACGGGCGCCGCTGTTCCTGCCGGTACTTATGTTTGGGGTGGTGTTGCCAATCAGTTTGCTTTGGACAAGATTAATTCGCCTGGAACTTCTGGTGTCGGTGGGCACATGCCTAACCTTTATGCAGATTTGACTGCTGCTACTGCTGCGACTATTAATCAGTTACGTCAGTCTTTCCAGATTCAGAAACTTCTTGAACGTGATGCTCGCGGTGGCACTCGGTATACCGAGATTATCCGTGCTCATTTTGGTGTTGTGTCTCCTGATGCTCGTTTGCAACGGCCAGAGTATCTCGGCGGGGGTGTTACTCCTGTTAATATATCTCCTATTGCCCAACAGTCTGCTACTGGTGTTACCGGGTCCACTACTCCTATTGGTACTCTCGGCGCTGCTGCTACTGCTATGGCTTCTGGGCATGGTTTTACTCAATCCTTTACCGAGCACGGTGTTATTGTTGGCTTGGTTTGTGTCGATGCCGATTTGACTTATCAACAGGGTTTGCATCGGATGTGGTCACGTTCCACTAGGTATGATTTTTATTTTCCTGCTTTTGCCATGCTCGGGGAACAATCTGTTTTGAATAAGGAGATTTATTGTGATGGCACTGCGGCTGATGCTAATGTATTTGGTTATCAAGAGCGTTGGGCGGAATATCGTTATAAACCGTCCATGATTACTTCTCTTTTTAAATCGACTACTGCTGGTACTATTGATCCGTGGCATCTCGCACAACGTTTTACTGTTTTGCCTACTCTCAATGCGACCTTCATTGAGTCTGCTCCTCCTGTTTCTCGGGTTGTTGCCGTTGGTGCTGCTGCTAATGGTCAACAGTTTATTTTTGATTCGTTTTTCGATTGTGTTACGGCGCGGCCTATGCCTTTATATTCCGTTCCTGGCATGATTGATCATTTCTAATCATGGCTGGCATTCTTGGTCCTTTGGGTGCCGCTGTTGGGGGTTTTTTTGGCGGTCCCACTGGTGCTGCTATTGGCGCTACTGTCGGCGGTGGTCTTGATGCGAATCAACAAGCCTCTGACAACGCTGCCTCCGCTAATACCTTTTCTGCCGATCAATATGCTCATCGTTGGCAGACGACTACGGCCGATATGGCGGCTGCTGGTCTGAATCCTATGCTGGCTTATTCTCAGGGTGTGGGTAATTCCCCTTCCGGTCAGGCTGCTCCTGTCCGTAATGCCTATGAAGGCATTGGGTCTACTGCTTCTTCGGTCGCTTCTGCCTCTCAGGCTAATGCTCAAGTTGGTTTGATTGATCAGACTGTGAATAAGGTTAAGTCTGAGATCGCTAATATTAATTCTGATACTGAGCGGATTTCTAAGGCTACTGATGTTTTGCGTCAACAGTATCAGAACCTTTATGCTGAGAATCATAATATTACTGAGACTGGTAATGTCTTACGTGCTACTGTTAATAAGCTGCGTGTCGAGGTTCCTGCTATTTCTGCTTCCGAGTGGCTCCATAAGGCGCAGACTGAGTTAGCTAATGTTAATACTCAGTTAGGTAATCTTGATATTTCTGCTGCTTCCAAGATGTCTAATATTGGTCGTGAAATGGGTCAGCTTAAACCTTTTCTTGAACTTTTAGTTTCTATTCTTCGTTCTTCCCGGAGGTAATATGTCTACTGTTTTTGTTCGCTCGCCTTATAATTATGATATGTCCGTTGTTTCGCTTGAGACAGGACTTTCGTGTGAGGATGACTCTCTCGCTATTCAGTCTGCTCGTGATGAATGCGATATTAATACTATCGTTCGTCGTTTTGGTCTTACTGGTGAGCTTCCATCTGATTTTGATATGCCTCAATCCGGTGATTTTACCGGTGTCGGTGATTATCATTCTGCTATGAATCTTGTTCGTTCTGCTCAGGAGCAGTTTTTACGTGTTCCTGCTGCTGTTCGTGCTCGTTTTCATAACGATCCTGCCGAATTTATGTCTTTTGTTGATGATGATGCTAACCGTCCTGAGGCGGTGCGTCTTGGTCTTGTTGTTTCACGTGAAACAATTCCTGCTTCTGCTGCTCCTGCTGTGGCTGCTGCTTAGCGGGGGTATGGGGGGTGTTCCCCCCATGTAGCGAAGCGTAGCACTTGGCCCGGTCGCATCCGTGGCCATTTTTTTTTGTCGCGTGTGTTGTTCTTCTTGTTTCTGTTTTGTCTGTTTCGTGTCCTGATAAACATCTTCTATCACTTTCTTGTTTCTGTTTTGTTTTTTTATTTTGTGGTGTGTGTTTATCTTTCTTTTTTGTGTTATTATTTGTCTCACGTTGATTCAACGTGTTTTTTTTAAGGAGTTTTTATGGCTACTTCTGCTTCTGTTGGTAAGCTCTCTCGTTTAGAGCTTGATTTGATTATTTCTGCTTTGGCTGCGTTTCGTGCTGTTAAGAAACGTGCTGTTTCGTCTGAGTCGAACGCGGCTATTGTTCTTATCCGTAAGGATGAACTCGCGTGTGTCGATGCGTTGGCTGCTCGTTTAATGTCTCAAGAATTTGTGTTTTAAGGAGTTGTTATTATGAAATGCATCGTTGCTCTTAAGGATACCGCCGCTCGTGTTTTCGGTGTTCCGTTTGTTGTACAGGCTGCTCCTCAGGCTGTGCGTTCTTTGCGTGATGAGGTGAATTCTAAAGATTCTACCTCGGATGTTCGTAATCATCCTGATGATTTCGAGTTGTATCATGTTGCTAATTTTGATGATGATACGGGTGTTGTTCTTTCTGATGCTTCTTTTCCTATTCTTTTAGTCCGTGCTAAGGACTTGCGGGACGCTATTTAATGGCGTAATATCGCCTTTGACCAGTTTTTCTACTTGATGTAACTGGTCTAGGTGACACCAACTAAACTGAGGGTTTTCTATGCGTCCTGTTTCTCGTTCTCGAGTCAATAAGTCTCGTTCCGCTGCTCAATTTCGGCGTAATTCTCGTACTGTGGCAGCTGCTAATACTGGCAGCCAGCCTATGCGCGGTGGTTGGCGGTTGTAGTGCCGTGCTTCCATCCTATGCCTGCGGTCAGGATGGTAGACGGGTCTGTTAAGTTCATCTCACGTAATAAGGCCGGAGTTGATTCCTCTTTCTCACTTCCATGTGGTCAATGTATTGGTTGTCGATTGGAGCGGTCGCGCCAGTGGGCAATGCGTTGCCTCCATGAAAGCTCGCTGCATGATGCCAATTGTTTTATCACGCTTACCTATGATGATTCCAATTTGCCTTTAGGTGGTTCTTTGCATTATCCTGATTTTCAGCGTTTTCTTAAGCGGCTTCGTAAGCTTGTGGGGAAAGTGTCTTTTTATTGTGGTGGCGAATACGGTGCTAATGGGTCTATGCGTCCTCATTATCACGCCTGCATTTTTGGTTATGATTTTCCTGATAAGGTATATTTTAAATCTTCTGCTGATGGTTCTAAGTTGTACACTTCCGAGATTCTTTCTAAGTTGTGGCCTCTTGGTTTATCGTCTGTTGGTTCTGTCACCTTTGCCTCTGCTGCCTATATTGCCCGGTATTGCGTAGCTAAGGTTTCCGGTGATGCTGCTAAATCTCATTATGAGGTGCTTACTGATGATGGTGAGATTATCGAACGCGTACCTGAATTTAATCATATGTCTCTTAAACCGGCTATTGGTAAGCGTTGGTTAGAGCGTTAT